AAAAAACTTACAAAAAAATTACAAAAAGATAATAGTACAAAAGAACTAAGTTATTATCGTTAATAGATTGTAGATAAGGATATTAACAATGAAATCCTTGATATATATAGGTTTTAGGCTTTGTTGATATTGTTAATGCTATCCCCCAATATTATTTTTTTTACACTCTTATTGTCTAGTTCGTTTATCTGGTTAGCACTGCCCGTCAAATTGGCTTAATCCGATTTTGCTTGATTAAGTGCGGTGGGGAGCGGTTCGGATTGGCGATGATGGGACGTGAGGATTATCCCCCAGCAAGAAATTAAAGTTTTAGTGAGTCCTGCTCATCAATTTTGTTAAAATACTAATACCAAGGAAAGGACATTATGTTTAAAACCCCTACAGTAAACCTTCGCGGCGAAATCATTAAAACTACCACCCACACTGCTAACTGTTTTACAGAAACTCTACCAAATAACGTTGACCTCGACATGGTATTTATACCTGATGGTACTTTTACAATGGGTTCTCCTAAAAATGAAAAAGATAGCCATAATAATGAACGTCCCCAACATAATGTAAAGGTTCCTCCTTTCTTCATGGGGAAATATCCCATTACTCAAGGTCAATGGAAAGTGATTGCCACCAGAACAGATTTAAAAGTAAAAATAGACTTAGAAGAAGATCCATCTTATTTTAAAAAACCCTATCAAGATCAAGACAGAGAAATAGATAGATGGCTTAGACCCGTTGAAAGAGTCAATTGGTATGAAGCTGTAGAGTTTTGCCAGCGACTGTCTAAGCTAACGGAGAGAGATTATAGACTGCCTTCGGAGGCACAATGGGAATACGCTTGTCGTGCTATGACAGAACCCCTAGACCTCGCAAAAGGTGAATCTTACCCACCCTTTTACTTTGGAGAAACCCTTACTGATAAGTTAGCTAACTATAATGCTTCTATAACTTATGCCTCGGAACCCAAAGGCGAAAATAAAAAGGAAACTATCCCCGTTGGTCAATTTCCCCCGAATGCTTTCGGATTATACGATATGCACGGCAACGTCTGGGAATGGTGTATGGATGACTGGCATGACAATTATGAAAATGCGCCTAGTGACGGCAGTGCTTGGCTTGATAATAATCAAGAGGAAAATCTTGATGCTGAAAATAGCTTAGAATCTACTGAAAAAGACGGAGATACTCCCTTTTTTGTCATGCGGGGCGGTTGTTGGTACCACAATCCAGATTTCTGCCGTTCTGCCAAACGCATCAACAACCGCCCCGACCTCTACGACTTCGACTACGGTTTTCGGGTAGTCTGTGTATTCGGGAAAACTCTCTAACCCTTTTTCCCTTTTTCCCTTTTTACCCTTTACTCGGACGTGAGGATTATCCCCCTTACCTCATATCCAAAAAAGGGGAAGTTATTATATCTTCTTTTCTTTTTTTTCCGTAAAGCATCAACGGCATCAACAAAGCCTGAAACCTAGTCAGGGTAAAGGTTTCGATTGTTAATAAGGTTATTAACAATCAAATTACAAAAGAACAGAAGATATATTTGATACAAAAGTACCCATAGTGACACTTGATGAACTGTCACACTTCGCCAACACCTGCCGAGAGAATCGATTTATATTAGAAAAGTAATCAAAACAAAGAGGACAAATCAAATGAATACAACATTGGTAAATGAAAAAATGCTAATGCGTCGTAATGATTTATTAGACGAGTCGAGAAAAACTCAAAAAGTTAGAATAGCGTGGCATTTTCCCAAAATTGAACTGGCAGAATTTATAGATCGCGAAAAAGAATTATCTGGACACGGAAAATGGTTTGATTATAGCGAAATAGCTACTCTTGAAGCTTGGGTTCGTAAAATGAATAAAGAATATGACGACATATTCCATTATCTTCAATTTTGTGAGAAATAGCTTGTAATTATGCCCCTAAAATTACATCTCGCTAATCCCACTATGTCAGGCGATAATGGTCTTGATTCCAATCAAATAATCGTTGCCAGTGATTCTTTAAAAGGTACTGGATAGCTTGAATTTTGAAAAACCCGTACTGTATAAGCCGATTGGACTGACCCCCAATCGGCTATTTGTTGTGCCTCTGTATAAACGACGCTTCGGGCTGACGATACTGACCATTCTCGTTTTACTGTGGACTCGTCGTAAATTCTGACTACATAGCTGTCCAATTCTCCTGCTGCGTAAGCAATGTCGATATAGTCGATCCAACGACCATCTAACCGCGTCCGTCGATACCAAGTAATAATTAAATCGTTATTATCTTTTTCCCCTCTTACAGCACAAGGGAAAGGCTTCAATCCTTCTAAGGTGATTGTGTGAGAAACTTCCTCCTCTATATCAGTTTCAAGTAATCCATTAGGAACTACTTTTAATAAATATTCTCGATTAATATCAGAAAGATTTAAGGGGAATCGAACTAAATAATTAGTTAGTAACACAAATTTTTCCCCTGTTATATGCCTAGAAATGGCTGGTTCAGTTCCCTTGACTCCACGAATTGTATATGAAATATCAAATGTCAAGGGATTGTTGGACACAATAGCAGCATTTTTAAAAGCTACAATTTCTCCAGTAGAAAACCAACCTAATTGTTTGCCTGACAAAAATGTTTCAAGGGTAACTGGCTCTAATTGCCCTGAATTTATGCTTACTCGTATCCAATTTAAATCGTCAATAAAACTAGGAGAAGCGTTGTTAAAATTCGGGGAGAAGCTTAATACAGTACCAGTTACGCTGTTGGCAACATTACCAACAGCAAAATCATAGCTTAATCCGTTGTCATCAGAATAAAATAATGCTCCTTTCCTAAAACTAGAGTTACCTTCAATTGCCACATAAATTCCTATATCTGTATCTCGGCTGTTAACTATTGGGCATTCAATAGGAATAGCGTTAGCGCGTCCGTAGGGACGAGGAGTGTTATTGTCTGGCGGAAATTCGTTATAGGAACGAGGAGTGTTATTGTCTGGCGGAAATTCGTTATCTATAGGAATATCTGGCAAATATCCTACTCCTTGAAATCGAGTAGCTTCAATTTCAATTAAATAATTTACGCCTCTTACTTTTTTCGTGATTTGCATCAATTCCTGATGATAATTGTTATTATCATTAGTAAAAATTACATCCCCAACCTTTAAATTTTCCCATGCTGGTAATAAAAACATTTTTGAAAAAGTTTTTGATTGCGTTTTCCCTAAAAAAAGAATTTTTGAGGCAATATTCATGAAAAACATATCTATATCTATTAGCTTAGTTTGAAAACTAAGCTCGTTTGTGTGAGTATCTGATGGGTCTTTAGCTACTGCAGTAATAGGTTCATAATTTTTTAAAACATTTAGCCCAGATACCGTAACAGCACTGGGAGTTTCTCTAAAATGAGTCAGTTTTTTTTCATTAATGTCAATAGGATTTTCTCCAAATTTTTTAGACCCAAAAGAGCTTTTAGGGATAAAAATAGGATCAGATGATTGTTCTTGTCTTTTAAAAATGATTTTATCTTTTGGCTCCCTTGCTACAATAAAAAAAGCTCTCATAAGTTCTTCTAACTGATCAGCAAAAGATGTCCCATCAAACAATAAATCAAATCCTTGAATTCGGTAATCATCAGGAATGTCAGTCACATCAATTTGATCGTCTGTTCTACTAGCTAATTCACAAATAGTTTTCAAAATATCTTTTATTTTTGGATTGTTTCCACTTTCTCCAATCACTTCAACATCAATAGTAGGAAATCCAGTGCCATCATAATTAGCAATCGGATAATTATTAAAAATTAAAAAAGACATTCCAGTAAAAGCAGGTACTGGATTAGATTCTTTTGACTGAATTACTGACGATGGTGTAGTTTGATTGCCAGTATAAATAGTTGTATGCTCAATAAACTTTAGGCTTTTTTCGTCATTAGTTTCGGAATTGTAAACGAGGACGCTGTTCATCCAAACCCGCCTAACAGAGCCAATTTTTCTAGCAATTGGATAAGCGGCTGTCAAAAAATAAGTGTAAACTTCGGTAGTTTGCCCACCACCACCACCTTTTCCGCCTTGCCTTTCGGATGTGACGACTTCCTTAAGAGGAATCCCCCACATCATAGTTAGCCCTTCTTTCCTCACCCTTCCAAAAGGATAGGATAGGCTTCTGCCGTATTCAGCATCGGGAACACCAGTATCCTCAATTTTTCCTTTTTGTTGGGTAGGGGGTTTAGGAGCAAATAGAGATAATAATAGGTTAGCTCCGATTCCTATCGCTACGGGAATGAGAAAATTAGCCACGGCTTTTTAAAAGATAGTATTTTCTCTATTCTAATAGGTTGAGTAGGAATCGAACCTACCTAAGACGAATTATGAGTTCGTTGCCTTAACCGCTCGGCCATCAACCCTTGACCTATTTAGGAAAAAATAAAGTAGGAGAGATATTAAAAAAATCGGCTAATTTTTGAACGTGAATATCTGTTATCTCTCGCTGTCTATCAAAAATATCATCTAGGATTGATTGATCCTCAAAAATAGATAATAAGTCTTGCTTTTGCAAGTTCTTTAGTTCTAACAAAAATTTCAATAGCTCAACTCCATAAATATCAGGTATTGGCTTTTGATTTTCCTCATACTCATAAATCAAAGTTCCTAAAACACTTAAATACTCCCTTTCTTCTATTGTCAATTGAATTTTATCTAATATGATTTTATCTAAAAAAGAACTGATAACTCTTTCCGTGTTTTCTAGCTCTTCCTTGTCGTAAATAGGACGAGGAGGGTATTGTTTTAATAATTCTAAGTATTTATTTGTATCAAACATAGTGTGACTGTAATCGCTGTAACTTTTTATCATAGGTCAAGTCTTTGATTTTGTCAATATGTTTGATTTTAAGTGGGTTGGGCTGGATTTGCACTAGCGTGGAATTAAATCTACAGATTAACTATATTAGATTTATTCTCTGTAAAAATTAAGATTACACCAAAAGGAATCTTTCCAAAAATTTATCAATTGTATATTTTTTTCAGCTATTAATTTTCGCCAAAGACGAAAATTCTCAAAAAAATTATACCATCCAAAAGGAACATCTTCTCTAAGGATAGTCCAAATAATAGGTAAATAGCTTTTGATAGTCATGACAGCAATCAAAAGGTAATAGTTTATTTGTTTAGTCTTTTTCGTGTCTTAATAGTCTTGACTTTATTTAAATCCTACCACTTATTTTACATTTAACTTTTCAAAAGTTAATCCTAAACAAACTGCAACCCAAAGCCAAATATACCAAAACCTGAAAAACAACTCTGACCATGTTAGCTGTAAGTTGTTAAGTCTTATGACAGTAAATACACAGGTAAAAATAATTAAATTTACAGCCACTAATAAATAAGGTTTTTTCTGTTTTTTAGACTTCATTTTAGTTTAATTTTTTTAGGTGTTCTATGTTACTTTACTACAATTAAAGTTATTTGTCTATAGTTTTGATAAGAAAATAAATTAAATTTATCTTTTCTGCTGTCAGTGTTTTGATTTTCATTAAAATTTTTACTAATTTATCCTTAAGTTCTTTTTTAGTGGGTTCTGTGTCACTTGGTTCATACTTGCAATCTACTTAACAAGTCAAGCCGATTGTTACTATTAGTAGGGATTAGCTCTAAAAGCTTCTCTTTAACTTGCAATCTACTTAACAAGTCAAGCCGATTGTTACCCAGTCTCCCAGAGTGTTAGCTGCGTATAGCCTGCGTTGACTGTTTGCGCGGGTTGCGAGTGGATCGACCTTTTCCTTGTTTTTTTCTTGGGTGTCACTGGCTCGGAGGTCAAAACCAGTAAGGTTTCGAGGGTTTCTTCGCCGAGTAACAATCGGCTGGACTTGTCAAGTAATTCCTCCTGCGCTGATTTCTTATCGAAATCCTTCAGAGGCTTAACTTCCCCAGTACAAGCCGGGTAGCTTCTTACGAAGGCTGCTTTCCCTAAGATGTTGATTGCGGCGGCCACATCTCTGGGTAAAGTACATCCACACTCTAAACATTTATGGGTGCGGGTTGATAAACTTTTTTTAACACGATTGCCACAGCGAGGACAATCCTGACTGGTGTAAGCTGGTTGAACTTTGATAAACTCTCGGTTGGGAGTTTTCATTTTCGTTTCAAGAAAACCGGTTAATTGTCCTAAACTAGCATCAGCAAAGGATTTATTTAATCCCCCTTTGGCTTTCGCGTTATTGCGTTCGTAGCCTTTACCGTCTTCTCTTTTTTTCGGTTTAGGTCGTCGCATTAAATTCTTTAAGTTGAGGTCTTCTACGGCTACAGCGCCATGATTTTTGACAATATCGGTACTTAGGGCATGATTAAATCCTTTGCGTTGTCTTGCTATTTTTTCGTGAGTTTTAGCAACTTTAGCACGAGTTTTAGCGAGATTTTTGCCGTCTTTATTTTCCCCTGCTTTATACTGTCTAGCGGTTTTTCTTTGCAGTCTTGCTAGTCTTTTTTGCTGTTTTCTATAGTATTTGGGCGGGTCAATTTGTTGGCCGTCGCTGGTACTAATTATATATTCTAGTCCTACGTCAATACCGATTGCTTTATCGGAATCAGGTAGATCATCTACTTCAAATTCACCAAATAGACTTAGATAATATCCCGATGGGTATTTGATAATTGATACGGTAGAGGCTTTTCTGTCACCCCATCGAATGTCTAAAATATTGTTGATAATCTTTAAATCGCCTAATGTTTTACTACAGCTACCTATAGATATTTTATCCCCTTTTCTAACAGCGCAATTGCTGATCTCAGAATAAAGAGATTTAATTTTATCTTCTTTTCTTTTAAATCTAGGAAGTTTCCTGTCTAAATTCTTTTTATCGAGTTTGGTGTAAGCTTTCCAGGAATCAGCAAGCTTTTTTAAAACCCCTTGGACAAAAGCCATAGGGATGTCCTTGCATAGTTCTGGACATTTTTCTTTTGTAATACAGCCACATAACCCAAAATAATTATCAGATTTTAACCGCCGTTGAATAGGGATATGAACAGGATAAGAGTAACCTGCTTTTTGTCTTTTTTCTCTAGCTATCTGTATTTTAACTTTTTGCTTGCCAGTTAAATATTTAGGGGTGTAAAGGGGATTAGGAAGGGATTTACCTTTTTCGTTTTTCAGGGAGTCAATAAATTGAGGTTTTTTAGCTAAACGACGTTTAACCCGTTTAACTGGTTTTCCTGTTATTTGCTCAAGCTCGTCGTAATACTTATTAAGCTGATATTCCATCAGTAGCTCTAGCCCAAAATTCCAGACAGCTTTAAGCTCGTCCATCCAGCGATCAATATAGGTTCGCTGAGTGGCATTAAGGTTAAGTTTTATGTCCGCAATAGTTTTTTTGACTAGCATGGCTTTCATGAATCGACCTTCTTTCATTCTTATTTAAATATACCATAAGCTTTATAGAAATGTCAAGTAAGAAGTCTAAAGATTTTTTGGGATACCAGTTCCCACATCAGAACCTATAGCCCAACCCTTATAAAAGTTAAAGGCAGTAGTATCAATATGAAGGGGAAACCCTAAAGCTTCCCAGTGTTCTAATAGTCTTAGTACATCAACAGTCTGAACCGTGTAATTTAATCCTGTTTCAGTGATGATAAATTTTTCAAAAATCTCTGGGGCAACTAAAACAGAACAATAGTTAGTGTCGTCAAATTTACCAGACTTTTTAGCTAATTCAGAAGTAATTGCGATCAAAATTTCTTTTGTAAGTAATCTTTCTTGCGATATATTGCGACTATCTAAGCTATTCCAAGCGGTAAATTTAACAATATAATCAAATTTTAATTCTGTTTGATCTTTGGCAATTTTTCCAGTTACTCCATAAACAGGAGCATTAAAATTTTGTTGCACTTCTGGAGAACCAGTTACTCCATAAACAGGAGCATTAAAATTTTGTTGCACTTTTGGAGAATTAGACATAACTTGTAGTAAAAAAGATGCTAAACTATATTTGACTAACTTAAATCTACCATAAGCCTACTAGAAATGTCAAATGAAAATAAAGATAAAAATTATTATCCTCTTAACGTCCGTACATCAGAATCAGAAGAGAAAAAGCTAAAAAAATACTGTAAAGCCCGGAAGCGGTCAATAACCGAGGTAGTCCGGGAATTGATTAGAAGTTTACCCGATGACTGATACTCAAGGATGTTATTGGGATAGCTAACATTAAAAGTGCCAGTTCACAGACTGGCACTTTTAACTTTATTCTCCGATTAATAGCTGACGGTTTCTAGCCTTAGAAAAAAGCTGCTTAACTTCCTTGAGGTTTTCGGTGGGGACATAGGATGCTTGATTAACTCGCAACCCCTGACACACTAAATGAGAGCGTCCATTCTTCTCTAACCAACGCTCTAACTCTCTTCCAGACTTGAATCCTAGTTCTTTCCCTAACTCAGCAGTAGAACGACCCTCAAAACTCACGTTTCGTCCGTTTTTACAGATAATTGTCTCGGTGACTTTTTCAACCTTCTCGATCACAATATCTGGACGGCCATCTAACAAGGCTAAAACCTCAGCACCATGTATTAATCGAATTGCGTCACGCCGATCCATATAATAGGTTTTGGCTTTTGTCAGTTCTAACTCAAGTTCTAATTCTCGAATACGTCCACTTTGAGCGGGGATTACTTCTTTAACGATGCGTTCGCATTCAAGAAAATATTTTCGGATCACTTTTCCCTGTTCCGTCCCGGCCATCATGCCCAGTGACTTAAAACAATCGATAGTCAGAAAGATTTGTTCGGTACGAGAAGCCGTCAAACCATTGCTGTGAGCGACACTCATCCATTTGGATAAGTAGTCTGTTCCTGCATCAAAATTGCGAGTTAACTTTTTTCGGCAAGCTTGTTTACTTGAGTATCCCAACCATTGCCAAGCTAACTCAAAATCTACGGGGAATAACTCCCCACTGTCCACTAGAGACTGAGCAATTGATTGAGAAAACGGTACAATATCAATAGCCATATTGGACTCCTATTCAGTTAATGTGGTTAGTCCCCCGGTACTAACGGGGGCATTACTACAATTGTACCATTTCACATAGTTGCTTGACGATTCTAGTCAGTAGGAAGAAATAATCAGGGAAAGAGGATTAAAATAATCCTCTTTCTTTTTTAGTGTCCTATGCTGGCAGTCATTGTTAGATTGTTAATAGATTGTAGATATTGTTATTAACAATAGAACCCTTGATATATATAGCTTCTAGACTTTGTTGATACTGTTAACGCTATTCCCCAATATTATTTTTTTACGCTCTTACTGTTGAGGCTGTCTTTCCTTTTTACCCCATTTTCTTTTTTCCTCTATAAAGCATCAACGGCATCTACAAAGTCCAAAACCGTTACAGGGTAACGGTTTTGGTTGTAGATAGGGTTATTTACAATCTATCAACAATCCAACTTCCCACGGTATGGGTTCTTAGTTACGAGAAAAAAACTCTGGACATCTTTTTTTAGCGTTTTCAAGGATTTTCCTTATTCTTTCGTTGATAAAATAATCACGCCAAATATTAATTGGTTCGTACTGTGACCTCGAACTACTGTTCTGTTCAACGGCATATCTAATCGCTCCCATAGTTTCTCCCAGTGTCAGTCCAGACTTGAGATACTGACAAGTTCTTTTCTCAAGTATCTCTTGAGTTTGAGTATCGAGAGACAGTGCCACGGTAGGCATCATTCCTAAAAACAATAAGCTTAAAGCAATCTTTCTCATCGGGGTTATCGTAATTTTCTATGATTTTACCACTCCTGAAGCAGGTACTCGATAAACCAGTACAGGCGGGTATTCATGAATATAGGTCTTCATCACGCCATTTATTGAGTCAGCATGAATATACTCCCCATCTCCTAAATAGATGCCTACATGACCATCTACCCCTGACTTATGGAACATTAGAACATCACCTTTACACAGATCACCTTCAACCCTATCTAGTAAGCGATCAAGAAATTTGACTAAGAAGTTATTCCGGGGAATCCGTTCGTAGTTTTCAATAATGAAATCATGGGGCAAGAATCCGACTTTAATCCCCACGCCAGCGATAAATCCTACACAATCGGTTCCAATACCTTTGAGGGATTGACCATGAAACCAGGGAGTACCGAGCCATTCAAGAGCTTCGGTAACAATTTGATTACCCAAAGAATCGTTTTTTAGTTCGTTCATTTTGTGTATTTTCCCGTTCTTTTAATTGATTCAAACTATAACCCATATCATTCCGTGATTCTACAGTCACGTTATTGGTGTTATTAATTACCAAAGACTGATTAGAGTTATTGTTATTTGAGGTTGTGGAGTAATTAGGCTTACCCCCGACAAATCCCCCATTAGCATAGTTCTTAATAGGAGCATTATTTCTGTAGTCTAGATAAGCTTCTGTTTCTTTAGGGGTAAGAACCAATTCGCCTTCATTAGCTACGATTAATCGAGGTTTTCGGCCTCCCGACATTGCTCGTTCGCGCTGAAAAGCTGAAATGATATTTTTCTCTATCGGAGCATTGGCATCCCCAACTTTTCCACCATCACTAAATAGGCTGAATCCTGTACCTAGAGAAAAGGCAGAAGCCGGAGCAGAAGCAAAGCTAGAGGCTCCTATACTACCAAGTGACCCAATCGAACCAAGTCCGCCTAGTCCCCCACTAAAAATCCCTGTTATTCCACTAAGTAGCCCGTTAAATAAGCCACCTCCGCCACCTCCCCCAAAAATAGAGGAAAAGATGTTACCTACTGGTTTAAAGATACTGTTTAGGGCATTAGTAAAGAAGTTGCCTACTGGCCCGATGATTGCATTAAATACTGACTCAAATGCCTGAGTTATTGGTTTAGTAAAACCATCGATAGCAGAAGTTAGGGCATCGATAGCAGGCTTGGTAATACCCTCGACAAATTTAGTTGCAATATTTAAGCCAAGACTACTAAAAGCTGATCCTATTCCTTTTCCTTCTCTAATATCAGAGAAAAAGCTTTCAGCTGCGCCACGATTTGGAGAAGCGTCTAGCTCCGCTCGTTCTAACCTTAATTCTGCAAGCTTTTCCCATTCTGAGCGGATATTAGCTACAAAATCAGCGTATTGTGGTAAGTCTTTGTAAGGTTCTAAATAATCCTCTAGTTCTTCTTTTTCTTTTTGTAGGCTAATACGTTCGGCAAGGATAGCAGAATCATCAAATAGAGTCGGTCGGGATTGATTCTCTAGCTTCAATCTTTGAACAGTTAAATCATTTAACCGATCACGGATACTCCTGACTGTATCTCTGGTTTTTCTAAACGATGCTTCTAAGGTAGCTACTCCCTGATTCTTGCCTAATTGTTCAATTGCTTGATCAAGAATTGCTACCTGTTCTTTAGCTAATTCAGCGTTTTTAGCTAAAACCTCGATACTATCTGTCATTTCTTTGATAAATTCAGGGGGGAGAGCTATACCTTTTCTTTGAAATTCTCCTAAGATTTCTTTTATCGCGTCGCTGTATTTTTGTTGAGCCTCAGCATTTAAAAGTAAAGTCCGTCGCTGGTCTTCTAGTGATTCAATCTGAGAGCGATATTGTCGAGAGACTTCTGTAGCACTCTTATTAATTTCTTCTTGTACTGTCAGATACCCTTTAGAGTTGATAGTCAAATCAGCGACATTCTCGGAAGCATCTCTTAAAGTACGTTCTAATGCACGGGCATCTTCCTCTTGCTGCCGTCTAAATTTCATTGATCTGTCAAGAGCATTGTTTAGATTTTGTTGCTCTTCTAGCCGTCTTAAGAACTCCTCAGCGTTTTGGTTGGCTGTTTCAGCGTTGCGAATTTGATCAGCCGCTGCGCCAAGATTACCTGTAGGAAGATTAGGAACGGGCGGTAAATTAGGACTCTGGAAGTTAATCGGATTGTCTTTAAGAACCGGTGGTAAATCGGCGTCCCAGAAATTATCTTGATTTTGATTAGGTAGAGTCGGTAATTGGGCTATGGGTGGGGGACTACTAAATTCTGGGCCGCCTTTTCCTTCTTTTGTTTCTTCTTTTGTTAAAACACGGGCAGGAGAAGGGTTAGGGGTGGAGTCTTTAATGGATTGGCTAATTGCATTAGTAGCATTAGTTATTATTTTTCGATTATTTAGTTGATTGCCGTTAATGTTTGCATAAGCAGTTACAATATATTCTTTCCCATTAATGTTTACCAGTCCAACGTTACCAATAACTTTAGAGTTATTTCCAATTTTTCCGCCGATTTCATTATTATACTTAAAATTTCTTGTTTGCCTCAGAGATTGTTCAGCTAATTGACTTGCAGGATTTTGATTTTTAATTAAAGACTGCATAGCTAACGTTACGTCTTGTGCTGTTGAAATGTTTGGAGTTCCACTGCCTGGTATATTTAAATACCTAGAAATAGTAGTGTTTTTATAACCTTCTTTTTTGGCTAATTCTGTAGCTCTGGTTAGCCCACCTAGCTGATCAATTAAAACATTAGTTGCCGTATTATCTGACTTTTCCAGCATTAATTGTATTAACTGTTCAACTGTTCTAACTTGATTGGCTTTTAATTGTCCGTGTGGATCAACCAAAGGCGATTTTATGGCGATAGCATCTTTTAAGGAAAGTTTTCCGCTTGTTATTTCTTTGGCAATCAAATCAGCAATAATAACTTTAATTGTACTAGCTGGCGACGCTGGGGGTGTTTGAGCATTTTTAGAATATACAGTTTTTCCGCCAACTTCTTGAACTAAAACAGATTGAATATTTTTTGGTAATCTGTTGGTGATTTGTTGCTGAACTGATGGAGAAGGGCTAGGGGTGGAAATTGATGGAGTGGGTGAACCGCCTTGATTTCTTCTGATTTGTTGAATACGGTTTAATGCCCCGCTGTTAGCAGGATTGCCGTCATATCGCAGTGCGCCTAGTTCTGCTTGAGTACGGGGAGCATTGGGTTGATATTTTCCTAAAGACTGTTCATAAACTTTCAACAAGTCTTCCATCCGTTTCATGCCTTGCCCGGGGTAATTAGCCCCTGGGAAAGATGCCCATTCTTTGCGGGTTGCGTTAATTGCCCCACGAATATCTCCCTTAAGAAGCTCGTCCAATCCACCTCTCATTAAAATACGGCTTAATGCGACTAAATCTTGAGAGAAAGAAGAAAAATCTTTTAATCCTAATTTCGCTTTTTCTTCATCCCATGTAAAATCCATGATCTGGTATCTTCCAGATGCCGATGAAGTGGTTGATCCAAACGGGATTCTTCGGCGTGGATGGTCTGCAAAAGAACTAAATTGTCCATGGCCAAAAAGGGTGTTATATCCTTGATTTGGCATCTTGGCAGTACCTTCTGCGTAAGCAATAACATCAAGAAAGGCTTTGACGCGAGGATTGTTTAAATGCTGAGATAATTCTTGACCGCGTGGTGTTAATCCTTTGGGAATTGAAGACGACTGTGGCGGTGTCGGCGGTAAAAACCCTCCCCCATTCCACACAGGAGCAGGGGTGAAATTACTGGGAGCCGGTAATATTATTCCTTCCTTAGCTTTTCTAATTGCCTCAGCAGTTTCCTCTATACTTTTTACTAAGTCTTCTCCAGAAGTCTTGATATTTGGGGGAATAGCCACTAACTCAGAATTGATTAATTTAATTGGCTCTGGAAGTGTATTAAGATTTGTGACAATATCCTTGATTGATTGGGGAATAAAGCCTAATTCTTTATTGGTTTGTCGGATTAAATCAGCTAGAGTACGATTGAGGTTTTCTTGAGTCCGTTTAATATCCTCAATCGTTCTCAGTCTATTTCTTTCAGCGTCTTGCTGTTGCTCTTGTAGATTACGGATATTTCTTAGAGTAGAGATATAGGAAGTTTCTACTTCCTCGGTTCGGGATTGGAAGGTGCGTCCGCGACTGGCAAGGTCAGCTTGTCCCTGGACAAATTCTAGGAAAATTTCACCTAATTCTTTACCAGCGTCGCTTGTACCGGGTATCAATAACCGATTTTTAACTTGCTGTACCCTGATTCTATCAGTCGTATCTAGTAACTGATTTTGGGCATTCAAGAGGTTCTTATCGAGTTCCCTGACTAAATCACTGTAACTTTCAGATAGGGAACGATTCTCTTTAAATGCTGACAGTTGAGCGTCTTCAATCTGTCTTCTATAATCTTCAATCTGACGATTAAAGTCGATTATCTGACGGTCAAGGTTGCGGTAATAGTCTTGTATTTGTTCTTGCTGATCTCTTAAAGATAGTTCGGTTTCAGCTATTTGCTGTGTGATATTTGCAATAGCTGTTTTTACTGCTAAAGGATCATCTACGTTTAATACTAATTTTTCTTGCTCTAAGGCTAATTGATTATAAAGAGCCGCTAAGTTTATCTTGGTTTGTTCCAGTCCGTAGCTAATATTTTGACTGGAGGAGGTTTTATTAGCTAGATTAGTGAGTTGTTCTGCTTTAACAATTTCTCCACTAGCTTGTTTTTCTTGTATTTGTCTTTTCTTTCTTTCGACAATAATCTCCCGACTAATTTGCTGAATTTCTCTCTCAGTGTTTAAAATATCTCGTCGAGCAGTTGCGTATTCTTTAGCCTGATTTAAAATAGCTCTTAAAGCGGCGTTGTCTTTTAGGTCAGATTCATACTGATCCATTATTTGCTGAATAGCATCAGGAGAGAGTAAATTTTCAGCAATTGCTTCACCAAAACTCGCTACATTTAGCTGTTTTAAGTCTTCTTTAAAGTAAGTGCTTAAAACTTTATTGGCAGATTCAGATAGCCTTTCGTTTAAAATATTAGAGATAGAGTTAGCTGAATTGCCTAAAGTGGCAATACGCTCTTTAGCAGTCTGTAAGCTTTCTTCTTGAACTTCAACATTAAACTGAAATTCATTAATTTTCCCTGATGCAAATTGTTGATTTAATCCAATTGAACGACTTAAACTATTTCCTTCATTAGCAAAATTAGCATTAGCTCTTGTTCTTATAGCAAGATCAAAGGCAACTTGTAATTTTCTATATTCTTTTTCTTGGTCTTTTAGGACTTGTAGATAATCTTGTTCTGCTTTTTTTAGTTGACCAATTATAGTTTCGAGTTTTGTTTTGCGTTGTATGTAAGCATTTTCAGCTATATCTCCATTCTTATAGCGTTGCTCTAAGGATGCTAACGCTATCTCATATTGTTGAAGGTCAGCAGTAATTCTTGACCCAACGGGACCTAACTGTTTATTAATTAGTTCCTGTTCTTGCCTCATTAAATCCTGCTCTCGCTGGTTAAATTCAGCTACAGATCGGTCGTTTCCTTTTGCGCTTGCAATTGTTCTTTCTGCTCTGACTAAAGTTAAATTATTTCTGATTTCTTGTAATTCAGATGAAAATTGCTTGCTACCTGAAAAATTAGATAAAGTGTCTTGATATTCTTTGAGATTTCCGACTCCAGTAGCCAGAGATTTATCAATGTTTTTTATATCTGCATAAAGTTTTTGTATTGCGTTACCTTGCTTATAATTATAAACAAAACCTCCTGTTATAACATTAAAAAACTTTTCTACTCCAGACAATTCCATATCAGGCAAAAAGCTTGCTAAGCCTTTGCGATTACTGTTATCGGTTTTGTTTTGCCAAGCATCAAGAGCTTTTTTAGACTCTTCTAGGGTTTTTACAGATTGTTTTAGTTCTTCGCTACCAGCATTTAATGCGTTATAAACAAGTTGAATACCAGTTATCACCGCAGTAGGAATAATCAATGCTTTAATTAATCCTATTCCTGCTAAAGTAGCAAGGTTTATAGATACTTTTAGTTTACCCATTGCTGTAGCTGTAGATAGAGACGCTACTCCGGCAGCTTGTAAGGATGCACTCATAGCAGCACCGGCAACGGCTCCTAACCGACCCGCTGCCGCAAATTGCATGACTGATTTTCCTAAGAATCCCATGACTGACAGTAACCCTGCGGCTCCCACTGATGCCACAGTCCCTAGATTGTCATTCAAGGTACTCAAGACGGCATTTAATGCCTGTAAAGCAGGGTAAGCGACTACTCCAATTTTTTCCCCTAACTGCATTTGAAGCTGTTCGGTATTGTTCTGGAATCGAGAGATTTCCGATTGTAAAGTTTCAGTAGAAAGAGAAAGGCCTCCAGCACTCATCCGTTTATATTCAGCCGCTAATCGAGGTAAAACATCTTGTGCCAAGAGATTGCCTGCTGATGCTTGTTGATAAAATTGAGCAGTGGTCAGTCCCATTGATCGGGCGGCTACATTTAAAGCATCGTTTAACCCTCCTGACTCGCTCAATTGCTGTGTGAATTCTTCAACGGAAACAACAGCTTTAGAGGCTATTTGCCCGATAGCTCTAAAAGATTCAGCTTGCTGTTGGGCATTGGTTTGTCGCGCTGCCAATGCCTCTTGGAATCCTTCAAAAATATTATCTGCCTGCGCTTGTAGTGGAGAATCAGTAGTAATTAATTTGAATCTGCTATAAGCAATAGCAGATTCTTTAAAGGATATTCCTAATTTGTCAGCCCTTGCCACTAAAGCGTCAAGAGATTGTTCTACGCTGCCTACACCGGCAAGATTTAAATTTAATTTAATTCTTTGTAACTCAGTAAAGGCAAGTAAAGAATCAGTAACAGCTTGTTGAATCCTAAAAGGAATATCGTCAATAGCAAAAAGTAGAGGTCGCAATAAAAATTCTGCTCCTTTGAAAAGAGCAAATCCCCCAATTGCCGCCATAGCACCTTTACGAAGATTGATCATACCTCCTGTAGCGGCATTAAGTTCTTGGTCGAGAGTTCTAAGTGCTTTGCCACCAACCGAGAGGAAATTAATAAATCCGTCCGCTTGGGCAATAACGGCTTTTAGTCCAGTTACGATGCCGTCTGTAAAGCCACTAGAAACGCCCGCTTTTTCAATGCTATCGAGAGCGTTGAAAATGTTGTCTCGTTTTTTATTCCAGTCATCAAGAATTTCTTCTCTTGTTGTTTTTGGACGAGCGATGACAGTAGCTCGCTTCATCACTTGAAAAGCGCGGGGAGAAGCGAAAATCCCTGTGTTCATCGAGCCTTGAATCTCGTTGATAACCGCTAGGCGTTCCCCTCGGTCTAGTCCCATTTCTTTAACAGCTTGAAGAATCGCTTTTCGGGCTTCTTTTGACCTCGTCCCGACAAAAAAAGTAAAATCGCTTACCTCTTTATCGAATTGAGTCTCTAGCCTTAATCCGAAGCGAATATGACGCGCCCCTAACGCTAATCCTTCATAAAAAAACCGCATTGCTTTCATCGCTTTTTTAGATGGCGAAGCATTCCCCAATCCTTTATTTGTTGCATCAACTATTTCAATTGCAGTTTGATAGGCTATTCTTTTGGCATCGTCGCTGTTTACTCCTATTTCTAAACCTTTCTCAAAATTACTGGCTCCTGCTTTACCAGCAACAAGCATTAGTTCTGACATATCAGCGCCGATTGATTTAACAATTGTTCGCAATTTTGACTGTTCGTCAAGGAGTAATGCGCTTAACTCAAAAAATACATCTTTTTTCTGTTTGCCGCTAATTATAGATTCCCAAGCTTTATACAGCCTTTCAAATTCTGCAATGTTTTGCTTAAGGCTCCCTGGCATTATTCTTTCTTGTGCCATTTTGTCATCGCCAAACATTTTATCAAAATCACTAGCATCAGGTTTGTTTACTAGAATAGTGTCATGCAATTCTACTCCTTTCTGCGAAGCTAGTTCTATTACATCATTTTCGAAAGGTTTGGCGGTACGGCGATTATCTCCCCCTTGATTACTCCACCCAAAAGCTCCTGCTCCCGTTAAAAGAAAATCGTCCCACAATTGTCCTTCTACACCATAAGTCCATATATCTCCCGATGGTTCACCTATTTTATGTTTTTTGAAAAATTCTGGAATATTTACATCTTTTAAATATTCGCGAGTTTCATGATAGCGGCCTTGCCCACCTCCACGGTATTCCCCAGTTTTGTCATAGTGGCTGTATTCACTTGCACCACGTCTAAAAGAAGCTAGGCTGTCACCAGGATGGAGAAACATTTTATCGGGATTAAATAACCCTTCTAAAGCTACTGGCTCAAAACCTCCGTAATTATAGACCGCCAATCTTGTTTCTGATTGTGTTCGTGGAAAAGCGTTTCCTTTCCAGACACCGTCTCCAATGAATTTATTAGCTGCGTTTTGATGCCACAACCCGTAAATAGGATTGACATTGCTAGAAATATCATCAGGTCGCATTTGAGATTCAACTTCTTGCCTTAATCCTCTGTCTTTATTGCTATTAGGATGTAAAGCTTGATAACCATCTTCTAAAATACTTTCTAGATGTTCTCTTTTGGCATAAATTAAAAATTTTGCGTCTTGTTTTTGATTAAGTTGCAATCGTTCATTTACGTCTTGAAGAAACTTATCAAAAAATTGCACATACAATTTTGCTTGTTCTTTTGTTCCTATTTCAAGCCCTCTTATCAAATTTCTACCCGCTTCTTTACCCTTCCAAGACGGTGAAGCATTCCCCAATCCTTTATTTGTTGCGTCGATAATTCCAATCGCAACATCTAAAGCGTATTTTTCGCTATTATTATTTTGTAATCCAATATTTAACCCCTTAATATAATTTAACCCAGACTGTTTGCCATCACTGGAAAACATCGAACTAATCGCTTCAAGGTTTTTTGCGAATACTGGAACGCCAGCACTTAAAGAAGATGCAATAACTTCAATGAGTTTGCGTCCGTAAATATTGTACTTTTCTTCTATATCGCCTAAATTAATGCCTAAAAAATCAGACGGATCAATTTTGCCAGTAGTTTGAACCTCAAGGTATTCAAGTATCTCATTAGGTCTGCGATTGTATTGGTCTGGTGTAAAGCTAGACAAAGGATTTGTTATTATCTCGCTTGGATTTCTCCAAAAAGCACCAGAGTCACCTCTAGTAAATGTTGATCGGTTGGCAATTTTTGCTATATCGAGCATTATTTCAGCATCGCCATAGTAATCATTTCCTTTGATCGGTTCGGAAAAAGAGTTAATTGCGCTATAAGCAACAGGTTCTTTGAAAACTTGTTTTTCAAAATCAAATCTGTCTCTTCTTAAACTCCATTGATTAAAAGTAGGGTCTATTCCTTGTGTTAAAATAGCTTGGAGATTTGCAAAAGCTGTTTTATGTCCAGCGTAAAAATTAGATAATTGCTTAAGTCTAATACTAGCAGAAGCTAACGCATTTTCCGATGGCAAGCTTGATTCAATTAATCGTGTAGGGGTAGGATAAGAAATAATATCATTTTTTGGGGGTTCAACAGGAGTAAAAGTTTTTGATAGAGGGAATTTGCTTAATTTTTTTTCTAGTAGCCCGTCAATTGGTTTACCTTCCCACCCCATCATTTTCGCTTCAACAGCTAAATCTTTTAAGTTAGGAATATTTACATCAAAATAAGATTGAATAATTTTTTCAATATCGCCAAGTGATAAACCTGATTCAAATCCTTTAACAACTTCATTAGCTAAACTCCGAAAATCAAAAGAAGAAATTCCTTTTTCTATTCCAATTGCCACACCTTTAATTAGGTTTTCTCCCGCTTCTTCCCCCTTCCAAGATGGTGAAGCATTTCCCAGCCCTTTATCAATTTGATCTACTATTTTAAGAGCGTTCTGGTAGGCGATGTCGCTTGCGCTAGTATCCTTTAATCCTTTTTCTAAACCTTCATTAAGGTTCTTACCTGACTCCAAACCACCTTTAGCTAATTGAGGTACAATCTGTTTTAATTTGTCGTAAACAGCATCAGTAGCAGCTTTTGCTGTCATACCTTGCTCTTTAACTAATGTAATTGCTTCATTAATAATGCTTGAAACTGGACTAGCTGTATTTTTAAGTTGATCAAAAACCCTTAATGCTTGTTCTGCTTGATCTGCAATTGCTTTATTTTCTTCTATGTTAATTTGATTACCCGCAGTTTGTAGTTTTGCGGCTTTTTTATCAGAAGTTAAAGAGCCAAATACCTGTTTATCGGCTACTATACGATTTCTTAATGCAGACTGTACCTCAGCGCGAGTTAAAGTATCTGTTTGCTGTGTCGTGGATAATCCAAATAAATCAAATTGTTCTACAGTATCAACTGTACTAGCGTTCAACGTATCAATTAACTCTGAAACTACTGATTCGGTTACTTTCTTTCCTTTTTTCTCGAAATTTTCAATTAATTTAACTAACTCTCTTTGCTGAAATTCCTTAAGTCCACTGCCGCCAATCTGAACACCCCTAAGTTCAGGTATATCTCCACTGGCGACACGATCAAACAACTCCTGTGGTAATTGAGCTAACGCAAGTCCTTGAGAAGCTACTCGATCTCGCATCGGTATGCCAGCTTTTTTAAGCGATTCTTTGTCAGCTAGATTCATGTCTCGCAAAAACTTGGCTGCATCTATAGCTGTACCGCGTCCTTCTGCAATATTAATCATTGCCCCTTTAGCCCTAGCTTCTTGGGCTGACTGAGCATTTAACAATCGGACGGTAATATCTTTGACGTTTAAATCTTTGGCTAAATTAAGTCTATTATGTCCATTAACTACATAAACTTTCCCGTCTTTAGGATCGCGCCAAACACTGACAACTCCCGCTAAATCATCATCCCATCTACCAACACCAGATAAAGAACCAGTCGATCCAGTTTTGCCGTGTACAAGTTTATACTGGAATCGTTCTGGATCAAGATTTAAGTCTGAGATCGGAAGTTTTCCTACCCAGCCAGGGGAAGTCGGGCTATTTTCTTGAGGAACCCTTTTTAACGGATTCGGAGTTTCAGTAACGCGTAAAGGAATATTCTCAGTCTGTAGATTGCTTGTAGATGCAGGTAAAAGAATATTCTTGGATTGTATCTGACTTTTGGCATTAAGTAACAGATTGTCAATTAAGGTTACAAAGCCGATTAAAGATTTATTAATACTTGTCGTATCAAATTCAGGGTTAGCTCTTATTGATGCAATACCCGTTTTAATTTTTTCTAATTGAGAGAAAAGGGTCTTTAAAGATTGAATATCTTTATTAGTATTAATTTGTTGGGTGATGCTTTGTATGCCACTGCCAATTGTTTTAATAAAATCAGCGGAAATTTTTCTTGTTTCAACTTGGAATCCACTAAGTTCTTTTTTCCCTAATTTTGTTCTATCACTTGCTTTTGTTGTTAGTAAAAGTCGAGTTAGTTGGTCAGGGTTAAATTTTTCAGTTAACGATTTCCATATTTCCTCTTTTCTGGCTCCTGCTCCTGATGCTGGTACGTCAATTCCTTGATCCCTGGCCAACCCTCGTAATTGTTTTACCGTGTAATATTCTGGGTTAATTGCCTTGATGTTAGCTGGAATAGGGTTGCTTGCTGGGAAGACCCTCTCATCGAAATATGGAGTTATTTCAGTGGTAATCAGAGAATCAGCTTTATTCTTTGCCGCTTTTAATACTTTCTGGGTTTTACCCTCAATTTTTTGCTGTTCTTCTTTGCTAATTAATTTAGGGACATTACTGGTAGCCGCTCCCAAGAGCTTCTTAACACCTTCACCGGCCATTAACGCCGATCCAGCAACTGCTCCCCCCTGCGATAGGACGCTGATAGTGCCGTTAGTTATTTCGGTTACAAGCTGCACTACTGCTTCCGTTAGCTGTTGCCCCACTCCAAACGGCAAGCCGCTAAAAGCTTGAGTCATTTGTGTGGCTACAGATTGGATCATTTCCCGACCGCCGGCACTCATCGCCCCTGCAAGAATATCTCGCATAGTATTGACAACCGTGGCATCTAGCCCCATCGGGAGAGCGTGGAGAGCGGCCGCACCCATAGCAGCCGTTCCCCCTACCTGAATAGCTTTTTTACCTATTGCAGCACCAGGTAAAGCCATTACTGGACGCTCTAAAGCTTGCATTACCGCATAAACGACTTGACCAAATTTAACAACGTCAAGAGATGTGTCTCGGAAAGCTTTTGAAAGTAGAAGGCTTGCTGTTTTTAATTCTCTTACAAGAGTTAATTGTAGTAATTCTGCAAAATCTTCATTCCCGCTAAGGTACTGAATTTCTCCCGATTTATCAGGAGTACCAAGTCGTGAAGCTAAAACATCTTCTAATTTTGATTTAGCTGCTACAGCTAAATCATTAAGTTTTTGTGGTTGATTATCTAGAATTGGTTGTTCTTTTTTTTGTTCGGGAGTATCTATTTTTGCGAAAACAGTTTCTTTAGTAGGCAAAGAAAAATCACTAACGATTTGCTTTAATAAAGTTGGTGTATATGAACCTAATGGAATTGCTTCTCCTGTTACTACAGGAGAAAGAAGAGTCTCGTTAATTTCTCTTTTCTGAGGGATAATGGCTGATTTTTGTCTGGCATTAGAATCAGAAACTTGAGTAGCAAAAGGTTTTGAGTAGCCAGATTGAATTGCGCCTATTATTTTAAGAGGATCCATCAATCCGTAATAGTTAGAATCAATGATTGCTCGCTGAATAGTAGTAATTCTATCGTTAAATTTATCACTGCTAGTCGGATCAACTTTTGCATTTCCGAGATCAATTGAAGTAATTCCACCTTGTGCAAAAAATACATTTGCTGCAGCTAAATCATTATGAACAACACCCATTTCCTGTAAAGATGCTCCAAGTTGTCCTACTTGTCGATATAGAATAGATGCAGCTTTATTAAAACGATTGTGTTCTTTTTTAGCAGATGATTGTAATTCTTTGGTTAATACTTTTAGCTCTTCGATTTTAGTCGCATCTTTGTTGTCTATAGCTAACTCTAATGCTTTATTAGCTTCCTGTATTTTTTGCTGAATTTCTTTGTAAGGACGTGCAATTCGATCAAGTATTTCTTTTAAAGGACGACCTTGTGTTCTTTCAGTAATTAAAGCCTGACCTGGAACTGCTTTGTACAATAAAGGAGACAAACGACCTTGTAATTTCTCATAAGCCTTAATTTCATTTTCTGACGCAATTTTTGTCGCTCCTATTGGGTCAAGATCAGTTTTATAAACAAGATTATCTGAAAGAAGAGCAACGGCTCCAAGAAATCCTGTACCAATTTTTTTGATTTCAGAAATACCAGGAAGAATTTCTTTACCTACGGCATCAAGAAGTTTGTTGTAAGCTAAAATAGCTGATTGCTTTTTTAGAAAAATTTCAGGAACAGCAACCTGTAATTGTCTTATTTCTTCTTCTTTTGGTAGTGTTGATGTGTCAAGGCGTGTATTTAGAAAACTTGTTAATTCTCCAGAAAACTCATCAACTTCAAAAGTTTTTATACTGTCTTTGGTTTTTTGCGATAGTTTTCCTCCTGTCTTAATAAATTCATCAGCAACATCAGCTATTTTTTTGTATGCTTCAACAATTTTTTTTGTGTAAGTTTGCCCAAACGTACTTTCTTCAGAAGTAAACCACGGTATTGTTTCGGTTCTAATCTTTTCTGTCCGTCTTTTAACTTCGTTAGGCTCTAAATTTCCGGCATACCAGCTAGGAATATTAGCAAGTTTTCCTGATTTAAATTCTAATAATGCGCTGTTTATACTTTTTGCTTCTTGTTGATACTTTTGATACCCAGCAAAATCTTGAGGATTTTCTGGTAAATTTGCACCCCCTTGTCTAAATTTTTCAGCTATAAATGGAACTAAAGGTTCCATTAAACTTTTTAAAGCTTGTGACACAGGCTGTAATTCTTTTGTATCAAAAGAAGATATAAGACGAAGCCCTTCGAAAAACTTTGCAATAAATCCTTCTACGCTTACGTTAGGACTGCCACTGCTGTATCCTTGCAAGAATCTATGATAAGGTAGAGTCTTATCAAATTCCCCTGTTTCTTTAAGTGACTTTAATTGTAGAGTCGATCCCAATACTTCATATAGCTTATCGCCTGCATGAACAACTTTTGATTGTTGACCTGGGGTTATATCTGGCTGTTCAGCATTAATAGTCTTATAAAATAAATCTAGAAAAGGTTGTTTTTTAAATAAATGTTTTTGGTGGTGATTTGATAGCCCAAAAGGAGTATCACTTTCAATTGAGTGGAATTGGTTAGTATTGACTCCAATTCCTAATAACTTGGCAAACCCGAGAGGGTCTCCACTTAGCAACGCTGCATTAAATCCTTTAGGTGTATTTTGAGTAAAATTAAGAAAGGGATAAGCCATGGCTAATGCGCGTGGCTGCATTCCCAAATATGCTGCTGTTTGACTATACTGAAGGTTATCTGCTCCTCCTAAAGAATAGCTAACAACGCTGCCTTTTTTACCCTGTTCTTCAGCTAATCTGGTATTGGCTATTGCTTGCGCTGCGGCTGTAGAATAACCAAACGGGTTAATAGCGTTTACTACCTGCCGAAAAGCGTTAATTGCTGTATCTATGGTTTCTCCAGCAGCAAAATCAGGGGCAATCTCAGCTATTTTATCCCTAATCATTTTTTCTAAAAGATTAGGGTTTTGTTTATCAGTATCAGTTTCAGGATTTTCTACAGGAATAAATCGTTTATTAGGAGCTAATAATTCAATTGATTGAGTAACTTGTCTGCCACCCTGACCTCCCTTAAATTGCGCTCCTCCAATGACACTAACTACATCTTCCCCCTCTCTTAGTAATGGAAAACCTGCTTTTCTTTCGTTGTAATATTTTTGGCTTTCTACTGATGTTCTATAAGACCTCATCCCTTGTATAAATTTTAATAAAGGAGCCATTTCTTGAATAAAAGAATTAACAAATCCTTTTAATACTTGTGTTTGTGGCTGTGCGTCAACTAAAAACTGAGCTATGGCTTTTTTCCCCGCTTCTCGCGGCTTGATACCAGGATTTTCCGATTCTATTTTTTGTAATACTTGTTGATAAATTTTATTTAACTCAGAATTTTCTTTAATTAATCTCAGACGCTCCAGTGGTTTATTTGCAGGCACTAATGCGATTTCTTGTAATTTTTGAAGCCTTTCTGTAGTTTTACCTACTTCGGTGCGAGGAAAAGAAGCTTGTGTAGCTTTTTTTATACTTCCTGACCTGAAAAATTCTGATAAAAACGTTTCATATACTTGGTTTTTACCAATTAATTGTTCATCAATTTTTGTTATTGCGGATTTAATTTTTTTAGCTGTATTTTTAGCTGATGTTACGCCTATCTCTTCTGCAAAGGATTGACCTAGTTTCTCGAAATAACCAGTAACCATGTCATCAAGAACTCGTCCCGCAAGTTTAAAAGGAGACATTAAAATGCGGCCAATTGCGCCTGCAACACCTCCTTTGCTAGAGGATATCCTAATTTCTGACGATATCCGAGAAGTAGATCGATCAATCGCTTTCTCTACTCGATCTTGATACCCAGAAAACCGATGCTCAACAACAATTTTAGAGGGTGTTCTTATCTCTACTGATATTTTTTTTAATTCACGCAACTCTTGGTTAAGAGAAACTAATGCGTCATCTTCAGCAAATACTTTAATAGGATTTGCTTTGTAAAAATCAACTGTTTTCTTGAGGTCAACTCTTTTTAAAAGTAAATGACTATTTAGCCCATAAAGCTGACGGTCATCGACGCTAACTTTAATTTTTAGTGGAGTCGTGCCAAGTTTAGTAACACGACGCTCTAGGGAAGAAAGCTGGTCTTTAGCCGATTTAATACCGCTATCATATTGGGCTGTATTTAGCCCTAGACCGATTTCTAAAGTACCAAGTGATAAAGGCATTAGCTTTTCTCCCCTACTAATTGAATTATTTCGTCGTATAGTCCGCAATCGACTATTATCTGAGTGGCGAAGACTGGCACTTGGCCAGCTTGCATAGCTTTTAACAGAATTTGAGCGGTTTCTTGATCAAGAAAATATTTTTTATTTTCTTTAAACCGGAAAGGAAGAAAATCACTGGGTTTTGGAGGTTGAGACTGTGATTTTTCTTTTGATTGAGCCATTAAGTAAATGTTAACCATGGCGGCAATCTGACTGACTGTGTCTGATAGTGAATTAATCTCTTCACATTTGACTTTTTGAATCCCTGAATATTTTTTCAGGATTAACCAGTCTGGCCACTCTTCCCACTCTTCGATAGGCAATCCCCATGCACACCATTTGTAATAGATTTCTTCCCAATTAATGGGGTTAGCGATTGCCTCTAACCGCGCATTAATTGCGTTATCTATTCGTTTTTTTCGTCATCCTCCGTTGGCTCTGATTCTGGTTTTTCAGGCTCTGGTTTCTCAGTTTCTGGGTTTTGCCACTGGGTTATGTCTTGCCAGAGATAGTCTTGATAGAGTCTCACTACCATAAATTGAGACAGATCATTAATGTCTTGTATGGTGAAATCAACAGAAGACTTATCCTTGAGCTTAACTACGCGGCGAGGGCTTCCAAGAAAGTTAGCTAATAAGGCTCTATTGTAAGTTTCATAGGTTGTTTCCCGATCCTTAAATAAAGCGTTTAATTCATCAAGATAAGGCTCTACAAGTTCTATAGATTCTCTTGTTAGTTCTCTTGTTTTTTTGCGATTATTTAAAATTGATTGCTGTACAATAGCGGCAGTTTCTACTTTTTGTTCTACGCTGTCAGATTTTACCCCGTCAAGGGCATCAACCATGACCTGTTCAATTCGTTCTCGGATCGAACCGTCGTTAACTACTACTCCTTCAATTTCAGCAGTGGATAGTCCCGTTTTTTGCCCGATAGCTTTAATTTTCTCAAGATAAGCTTTGTCAGCTTTTTCCCGTGCCTCTAAGTATTCCTTGACTGTTTCATTTTCCTTTGGATTAATCCCGTATCGTTTTAAGAACTTAATCCCAATTTCCCCATTTTCTTCAGTGGCAATTGTATCTATCTTTTCTAATAAAGCATCATTGTCTTGGATATAATAAAGCCACTCTTTTTTTAAAGGAAAAAAGAATGTTTCATTAAATTTCAATTTGCCTAATACGCTTAACTTCGCCATTTATTTTTACCTTTTGATTTCTTTTTGCACTTTGTTCAGTATTGAGCCACAGAGGATCAAGGGTTACAGATACCTGTATTCTTTCTTGATTTTTTGTTCCGTCTGGTGGCTCGATTAATATCTTTTCTTGCTGACTTATTTCTCGATCAAACGTACCGAAAGAAAACCAGAGGTAATTATTGATTATTCTAGAATTGACTAACATTACCTCTTGGTCTTCATCGACAAGGAGTTTAACTATTTTAATTGAGGTCATCAGCTACATTAGGAGAGAATGGCGACGTTGCCATCGGTTTAATGTCAAACACATTGCCACTAATAGTTAGAGTTACGTTTCCTTGTAGGTAATTGCCTTTTTCACCACTAACATTTTGGCTAACATTTGTCTGAAAACCTAAGCCGCCGCGCTGTCCCATATAGACAATTTCGAGATAAATTCGATCACCTCTTTGCTCTGCAGCTTTTACAATTTCATATCCAGGATCACCAAATACAAGCGGACCCGATACCGACCCAGTACTCATGATTTCGGAGATAAATTTCTCCACCGCCATTTCACTAAAGACGGAATCAGTAACCTCAGTAGAGGAGGTGTCAACGTTAAAGGTCTTGGCGCTCAAAAAAGGAACCCAAGATTTAATCGTGCATTTTTGAGCGGGAGTAGCAAGGGTAGCAGCAATTTTGGAAGGTTCGATCTGGATTGCTGTCTGGGTTACTGTCGTCGTTTTTGTTCGGACGACCACATAATCACCGGCAGTCCCCACATAAATTAAAGTGCCAGCATATAAAATTCGGCCAAAACCCCCAGTCGCCACGGTAAGAGTGGAATCACCTAAGACGATTGCACCACCTAAATCGGCTACTCGTGTGGAAGGTTCCTCTCCAAAACCATAAGTACCAGAGATAAAAAATTGCGTATCACGGCTAGGGGTGAGGTTGTCACTCCGATTTAACTCTAAAATCTGATTGGACATTCTAATCACTGACTAAACTTTTCTAGTTATATTGTACTATAAAAGATTAGTAAATGTGTACTCTAGAAGCCTAAAAGTCTAGCAGTGGTAATTTTAAAGGTCGCTTTTGGTCTGATAATCCCTTCGGGGGTTTTGGTATAAGGAGTTAAGTGAGGCTGATCTAGAAAATTCCAGTAGCGAGAAGATTTAAGCCTTTCAATCACTGGTGTTAGGGATTTCTCTAGATTGTACTGTTTTAGGGTAATGCAATAGTTATTTATACCTACGGTATATCCTAGTAAATTTTCGTGATAAGGATTAGGCTCTCTTTGAATAATTGCTTCGATGCCGCTATTAGGTTTT